CTCGAAGAATATGTACGAGATAATAAACCTTTAGCAAAGAACTACGAAAGATTCAAAGATCAAGTCGACGCATTGATTGCAATTCCAGGCGAGAAACTTTGCGAATATGAAATGGGTTTAACCCGAGATAAAAAAGCGTGTGACTTTGATGATCCGAATAGATGGGTTCGAGGTATTGCAGACTTAATTATTATTGATAATGACTATGCCTTTATCATTGATTACAAAACAGGGAGCAATAAATACCCCGATACAAAACAGTTACGCTTGATGGCACTTATGGTCTTTGAACATTTTCCTCAGGTGAATAAAGTTAAAGCAGGTTTACTGTTTGTGATGCACGGAACATTTATTACCGACGAATACAAACGAGAAGATAAAGATTTATCTTGGGCCATCTTCGAGAAAGCACTAGCCCGACTGGATAATTCTTATGATGCAAATATGTGGCTCCCTAGTCCTACTCCGTTATGCCGATGGTGTCCAGTTAAAAGTTGTGAGTTTAATCAGTAATGGAAAAACGACCTTGCCCTACATGTAATCAGAAGTTTGATTATACTAAAGTGGGCAAAACTTATTGTTCTCATAGATGTAAAAAGACGGCATATAGACAAAGAGTTTATGAGAAGAATGAAGGTAATTGGGAATGGTTTTTCAAAGGCATACTAAATAGTCGAGAGGATAGAAAAGACCTTAGTCCTGAAATATTAATAGATATATTAAAGAAACAAAATTATAAGTGTGCTCTCTCAGGAGTTAAGATGACTTGTTATAGAAAGTATCATGACTCAGATCTTAGTTCGACTTGGACTAATGCCAGTATAGATAGAATTAAAGCTGGGGAAGAGTATAATAGTAAGAATGTTCAGTTAGTATGTAGAGCAGTAAATTCTTTTAGAGGAACGCTCCCAGTTAGTGAATATTTACAGTGGTGTAAAAAAGTAGTAGCCCACAATAAAGTAAAATAATAGTTGAATATAGTAATAAGTTAAAGTAAAATAATAGTTTAAGGAAAGAGATAATGGAAATAGTTGATAACACCGCAGTTAAATTATTAGTGCCTGATTACATGGTTTCTCATATTCAAAACAATATTGAGAAGTCAGAGATAATTAATAATAAAGGAAGTTTAGTTGAAGTCTTAGTCTACTGGGGTCTCACTGAGATGACCCGTCTTAATCAATTAATAAGTTTTAAGAATCCTCTACCTAGTCCTATGAGCCGTGACTATGATTGGCCCGGGACATTCAAACCATTTGAACACCAACGAGTAACAGCAGAATTTTTATCTATCAATCGTAGAGCGTTTTGTTTTAACGAAGCGGGTACAGGTAAAACTTCGTCTGCTTTATGGGCGGCTGATTACTTAATGAAACAAGGAGAGATTAAAAGAGTTTTAGTTATATGCCCTCTATCTATTATGCATAGTGCATGGCAAGACGACGTGTTTAGTACTTGTATGCACCGATCAGTTGTAGTAGCACACGGGGCTTCTAGTAAACGAGAAAAAATTATAGACAACAAAGACTATGAGATTGTAATTATTAATTATGATGGCGTAGGAATTGTTAAAGAGAATATTGCAAAGGGCGGATTTGATTTAATTATTATCGATGAAGCTAATGCGTACAAATCACCAAGCACAATCCGATGGAAAACTTTAGCTAAACTAATTACTCCTGAGACTCGGCTATGGCTAATGACGGGTACTCCTGCGGCTCAATCGCCGCTTGATGCGTTTGGTCTAGCTAAGTTAGTTTGTCCTCATCGAGTTCCAAAGTTTTCGGCGGCTTGGCGAGACAAGGTGATGTATCAGGTTACTCGGTTTAAATGGGTTCCAAAAAAGACAGCGAAAGACGATGTGTTTAAAGCGTTGCAACCTGCGATAAGATTTAGTAAAGAAGATTGTTTGGATTTACCTGAGGTCATGTATCAGACCCGAGAGGTACCACTTACTCCAGTCGTACAACGGTACTATAAAAACCTCAAAGATCAGTTTCTTATTGAAGCTGCGGGAGAGCAGATCAGCTCAGTAAATGCGGCGGCTAACCTAAGTAAGCTATTACAGATTTCAGGTGGGGCTGTGTACACAGATAAAAAAGAAGTTGTTGAGTTTGATATTCGACCTCGTCTATCTGCGTTAGATGAAGTACTAGATCAGACAGAACATAAAGTATTAGTCTTTGTTCCATTCAGACATACGATCGAAGTTGTAGCTCGACACTTAAATAAACAAGGAATTAGTACTGAGATAATAAATGGTTCGGTTTCAGCAAATGATCGTGCTAGAATTATTACTCAGTTTCAGTCGTTAGATGACCCTCGTGTTTTAATCATACAACCACAAAGTGCGTCGCATGGCGTGACATTAACACGAGCAGACACAATAGTTTTTTGGTCACCAGTTATTTCAGTTGAAACTTATTTACAGTGTATTGCCCGTATTGATCGCTATGGTCAGAAGAACAAGATGACTGTGGTACACATACAGGGTTCAGACGTAGAGAAAAAGATGTATGCTATGTTACAAGGTAAAGTTGATTTGCATACTAAGTTAGTTGATTTATATAGAGAGATATTAGAGTAATGGATTTTCCGAAACAAGAGTTTGAAGTATTACGGCGTGAGGTAGACAAGTTTATAGAAGAACATTGTGAACACCCACACCAAGTCGAATTATTTATGATGGCATTGGTATTAACCACGCTATCTAGTTACGAGATTGATATTGAGAAATTTGCTGATGATGTAACTAATACTCATCGGAATGCACTCACGTCAATAAAAGCAGTTAAAAAACTATTAAGTAAATTTATGAAAGGAGATTTAAAATGAGTGAAGAAGTCACCACTCAAGAAGTAGGTCTCGACGATATTGTGTCTGTGTATTTAAAGATACGAGGTGAACGAGACAGACTTAAACATGAATATGAATCGAAAGATTTAGAACTAAAAGCTGAGATGGCGCAGATAGAAGAAGTATTACTATCTCAATGTAATCAAATCAATGCCGATAGTATTAAAACAAGTCAGGGTACGATCATCAAAACCCTCCGAGAAAACTTTATATGCAATGACTGGGAAAATTTAAAAGCCTTCATTGTAGAAAATAATCTCATAGACTTAATGCAACAACGTTTACATAGCGGAAATCTAAAAGAATACCTAGTCACACACGGCAATGATGGACTGCCACCCGGGGTCACTTCGATTAGAGAGTATAGTATTGTAGTTAAAAAACCTAGTAAATCATAAGGAGTTATTATATGGCTAACGAATTAGCAAATTTAATTAATCAGAATCCGGCCCTAGTTCAGACTGGTCTTGATGAAGATACACTTGCCGTTGCTGGTGGTATATCATCAGGCCCAAAACGAATCTCAATTAAGGGCGGAGTATTTAGAAAATACGCAGGTGGTAAAGAAGTAGGTAGTATAGAAGATAGGCACATGAATGTTGTCTTTGTTAAGATGGCTCACAATGCTTCTCGTATGTACTACGCATCAAGTTATAAAGAGGGAGAGAAAGTATCCCCGAGTTGTTGGTCAAGCGACTCGAGAACACCTGACAAAGATGTACCTAATCCACCATCAGCATCGTGCGATCAATGCCCATACAGTGTAAAGAATTCTGTGGCGGCTAATGGATCACAATGTAGATTGTCTTGGAGAACAGCAGTTGTATTACCTGATGATCCAAACGGTGATGTATTACAATTAGTATTGCCCTCTACTTCATGTTGGCAAAAAGAAGATGGTGGTAAGTGGGGCTTTAGACCATACATGCAGATGTTAGCAAGTAACAATGTTGCGGCTTCTAGAGTTATTACTAAGATGCAGTTTGATACTAAGTCACCTGTGCCTAAAGTTTTATTCTCGCCTGTTGGAGCAGTTAATCCAAACGACTATCCAATCATTGAGAAACAAGCACAATCAGAAGTAGCTACAAACGCTGTGAAATTATCTATCTATAAGCCGACTGATGAAGTTGAAGCACCTGTTCAGGCACAAGTTGAAGCACCTGTTCAACCACAAGCTGAAGCACCACAACCTCTATCTGCTGAAACACTACCGCAGTCTGACGTTGATGCTGAACAACCACAGTTAAAAGATTCTGGTTCAAGTGAAGTTAAAAAACCAGTAGATATTTCTAACACAATTAAAAAATGGTCAGTTAAAAACTAAGGAGATATATGGCTAAATCATATAGTGAAAAATATTTATTGAGCCTGAATGATCTGAATGAAAAACGTATAGGTGTGCAGTTTGGTAAACTTTGTGTTAAAGCCAATCTGCCACCTAGTATGATTGCCGACGCTATGGCCGTCTCGCGTATGTCAGTATATAACTGGTTCAGGGGTAAAGTAGTTAACCAAAAGAATGTAGAAAAGGTAGAACGCTTTATGGATATTATTGAAGATAATTTAAACAAGGGAAACTTGCCTGTACTAAGTACCTCGCAGGCAAGAAATTTTATAACAGAAAAAATTGTTAGCAAACTTTGAAGGAAGTAGTATAATAGATATGTCCCAACCCAATTTTAAAAAACCATATTAATTTATGGGGGAATACTGTTGACTTTAAAAATAGAAAGCAACTGCAAATATGATTACAGAATTTTATAAAAAAGCACTACCTAGTAATGGCGTGTATTGTATAACTGCAATAGACCCTACCAGTAAAATACCTAAACATAAATTTGTAGAATCTATTAATGAAATTGAACCTGTTATCAATGAGTTCAAAAACAAAAACACAAACGTCTTTGTTGCACTAAGTTCATTTAAAGGATATAGCCGTAAAGCTGATGAAGCGATGTACGTGCGGTCATTCTTTGTAGACTTAGATGTGGGAGAGGGCAAAGGTTATGAGTCTAAAGAAGTTGCATTGAAAGCTCTTGATGAGTTTACTGCGACGGCAGATCTACCTCCTCCTATAAAACTTGATTCGGGTACAGGCATTCATGCGTACTGGTTATTCGACCGTGACATTGATGCAACGGAATGGAAACCTTATGCGGAGAAGTTTAAAAATTTATGTATCTCTAGTGGGCTTCGTATTGATCCTGTTGTAACAGCAGACTTAGCTAGGATCTTACGTGCACCAAATACATTTAATTTAAAAACAAACCCACCTAGTCCAACTAAATTAATAGATGAAGAACTACCTGTATATGTCTTTGATGAGTTTAGAGATTTTCTTGGTCAGACTGAGCCCTCATTGAATGACATACTACAAAGCATTCCTAAAGGTATGTCTGAAGATCAACGCAAATTATTGAAGTTAGATAACTTTGAGAATAGTTTTGAGAAGATAGTTCAGCTATCCCGTCAGGGACAAGGATGTAAACAAATCAAATTTATTTTAGATAATGCTAAGACTTTACCTGAGCCACTATGGTATTCGGGATTATCTATTGCCCAACATTGTGAAGACCGTGATACTGCAATTCATTTAATCTCAGAAGACTATCCTAGCTATAGCCCTGATGAGACAGAAAGAAAAGCAAATCAAACACAAGGTAAGCCCCATTCCTGTGAAACATTTAATAGTGTGAATCCAGGTGTATGTGAAGGGTGTCCGCATCGAGGCAAGATAACTAATCCATTATCTATTGGTAAGGTGTTTAAGATAGCAACTGCTGAGGATAAAGAAGAGATACCTTATCAAACAGCTATACCTGTTGAAGCAGTGACGACACTTGAACAACAAAAATCAAACCCATTATCAAGAGGACTTCGTACATTACCTGACGAGATTTATCCGTTTGTATACGGTAAGAACGGAGGCATTTATTATATGCCTGCATCAAAGTATGATGAAGAAGGAGTGCCTATACAATCTGACCCTGTATTAGTTACTCTATATGATATATGGCCAGAGAAAAGAATTTATAGTCCTCTAGACGGAGAGTGTTTGTTAATGAAAGCAATATTACCACACGACCCCGAAAGAGAATTTTTATTGCCTATAAGTAAGGTATATGCTCTAGAAAAACTAAAAGAGATTATAGCTTCTCAAGGCGTTTTATTTAACACAGACCCAAAAGGAGGGCAACTCGTGCAAAATTATATTATTAAATGGGGACATCACTTAACATCTTTAAGTGCCGCAGAAGTTATGCGTATGCAAATGGGATGGACAGAAGACAAAGAAGTATTTGTTATAGGAGACAAAGAGCTTAATCGAAAAGGAAAAGAAATATCATCTGCCGTATCTCCCGCCAACAAAGCATTAGCAAAACATTTAGTGCCAAAAGGTGACTACAAAATATGGAAAGAAGCTGCAAATCGTTTGAACAACAGGTCATTAGAACTTCATGCGTTTTGTTTATTGTCAGGTTTTGGATCTGTACTAATGGATAGAACATCAACATCAGGTGTTACCATATCATTGACTGGTGAATCAGGTGCCGCTAAAACAGGAGCATTGTATGGGTGTTTATCTGTATGGGCTAATCCTAAGGAC